GGGACATAGCGCCCCACCCCTATGCAAAATTATTTCCCCGCACGGTGTCCGAGGGTAGAGGGACACGCGCACGGGGAGGGGTATATAGGCACATGGGATCGGGCGTTTGGGACGCGGCACGGGTCATCGGACAAATAGACCGATATACTCATAGAATTGGTTCTTGACGCTCATGTCCTCGAACCTAAGCAGACCGTAACGGAACGCGTACAGGATACGTTGCATTGGTTTACACGACCCAAGCGACTTGATCAATAATAGATTCGGGTCGTGATCGTCTTTTTGCAAACAGTATTGCGCATAGGATGATGGGTCATATTGACGGTTGACAAAGATCAAGCCAACCTTGTAATCAACCCAAAACCCGTATACAATACCGTTGTATTTCAGCGATAACATAAATTCGGCTTTCGGTGTCTTTGGTTCGATAAACGTGTCATTATCCATTAACCACTTGTTTTCAATCGCATAATCAGCGTACCGTGTGCCCTTGATAAGCTGACCGAAACGGGATTTCTTTTTTGCATCGACAAAATCGGAATCGGTAAACAATTCAATGCACACTTGACCCGATACCGTAAAGCGTTTGTTCGGGTTCGGTTTCACGTTGAAAAATAGGAAATACGGGTTGACGATGGTCACCGAGTTTGCAAGCAACACGGCGCGCACGTTGTCGCGTGTACGGGCGATTGTTTCGTATAGATCAAGGAACACTTCGACCTCGTTTTTAATATATGTTACACGACCCTTGTCAATGATAAATTCATCGAATACAATCTTATTCACAAAAGGGTAGTTGTTCGATTTTAATTGACGCGACGTAGATAAGGCAATGAAATAAATTGCCACCTCACCGTTGATCAATCCCAAATTGCCCTCGATTTTTAGATCATCGTCGGGGTAGTATTCACGAACCGCGTCAAAGAATTTACCATTCAAAAGCATTTCGTCGATTTCGGTTTGGTAACGGCGCACCCACGCACATTGTGCGCCTGTCTTTTTAAAATCGTCAATCGACCACCGTGTCATGTCGAAGGTTTTACCTCCTCCACGATTCGATAATACCATGTTTAATATCTTGTTATGTGATAGTAATTGTGATCGATTCCACCACATAAAATTCACCTCCTGTGACGCATCCCTCCGAAGTACAACAGCAGTTTTGACATTCGTTTCGGTTGGTTTGCGATAGGGTCAAGCGGGTTGAAACCCTGTATAAATTCGAACCACGCGCGCGCTTGCGTGCTTCGGTTCGGTTGGTCAAGGCTTGCGGGACGCTCATAGTTATACAGGAACGCTTGTGCAAGTTCTTCGGGGCTTGCGTTTGACACGGCAAAGTCGGCAAACGTCAACGGGTACGCGTCGGTTGGAATCCATTGCAAGCCGTTTTCAAGCTCGTACAGGATCCGCGCCAGTTGTCCGTTGATGTCGGCATAATTGCCGCCGTACCCGTTCGCGTCTGCCCATTCTTTGTATTTCGTGTTGGGTGTCCATTGAACCAACCCGAACCCGTTCGACGTGCTTGTGTCGTCCAAGTCCTCATATATGGCGGGATTGATGGTGCTTTCGCTTTCCATGTTGCCGAGGATGGCGGCAACGGCTGATTGTGTCCAACCGTTGCCGAAGAAAAACCGTGCTATATATTCGGCGTTTCCTTCCATCTCAGCCCGCGACAAGTAACGATTCGCGGCTGTGATCGCCATATCAATGCGCCGCGTCGGTCAAACCTTCACCGATCACATACGCGACAACCGACGCGCCCGCCATGATGCAACCCGTGACGGTTTCGGCGGTTTCCGCGCCACCGTTAAAAGCAAGGATCAAACCCGACACGAAGCCCGCAACAGCGACCCACAGTTTACGACTTGTCAATTTCTGCTTCCAGTTGATTTTCATGATGTTATCCTCCATGTAATTGTTTTACGTCGTGCTTCAACACTTTTATATCACCTTCCGCGATATATAACCGCTCGACGGCGTTGTTGTGAAGATCGACTTTTCGTTCAAGTTGTTTGATGCGGTATAACGTCAGCTTGTTCCCGATGATCACCGTTACGATCACACCGACAAGCGAAAACGCACCACTTATGATAGCGACCCAAACTTCCGCGATCATTGTACCACCTCAAAGCATGAGTTCGGGAACGTCGGCAAGCATACGCGATGCCAGCGCGCTTGCACCCTTTTCGGTTGGGTGTACTTCGTCAGCGTCAAGCATGCCGTCGTACCAATTTTCGTAATTGTCGCTCACAGCGTGTGCGAATTCCACGTAACGGTGACCCGACAAGCGAACCCATTCGTTTTTATCGGTATTGATAACCGTCGGAACGGTCGGGATGGTTGCAAGTACGAGCGTTATGTTTTTACTTTCACACAAAGAAATAACAGCTTCCGTTTTTGTCAGCCAATCGTGATTGATTGCACTCGCGCCGCCGTCACCGTTATTCATTCCCACACACCACACAATAACGTCGGGCGTGTGGAATTGTAAAAGGTTGGTCAAGCTTGTATATTCATCATACGCTCCGCCACCAGGGAAGCCCGACACAAGGAAATTGTTACAACCGCGTTTGATAAGCTGTCCCGCGATGCGGTTATCACCCATACCCATATACGAATCACCAAACAACCACACAGGCTTTTCAATATCTGCCGAAGTCCACGTCAATGTGGCGTCGGTAAATGTTCCACCGTTGTTTTCAACGAATACTTGACCGTTGCACGGCATCCATTCCACGTCTTTGAATACGTGTACACCATCACACGTGGTGATTGTAAAATCGGCTTTGTCATTGTGTTGGATGATGTCGATGGATAGGTATTTTTCGCACGAATCCGTGAACGTATGGGATGTAATGTTGGTTGCTTCGGTGGTGTACTTGTACACGAACATTCCCGAGTACGGAATAATTTCAATGTAATACCCACCGTATTTTTCTTTTCCCTGTCCCAGTGTCACCACACCATAACTGTCAGTCTTTACCGTGCACGAAATGCGCGAATTCTTTTTCGAATGGGTTTCGCCGTCAAGCACCAACGATTGAATGAATGCGCCTGTTTTCCGCATGAACCTACCCGCGACCGTTGACGTGCTTCCACCCGTGCCAACGTTGTTGATCATGTTGGTGATCTCATCAAAACGCGTCAAATAGTCGGGAAGGAAGGGTACACCGTCATCACGCAAGATGGTGATATTATCCAACTTGTATTTACCCGCTCCCACAAGCGGCGCGGTGGACGTTGCAAGGTAACCGATAAGCTTTACACCGTCCTTTGTTTCGGGTACGGTGAATTTGTAAAATTCGTTTTCGCTCATATTTGACTCATCAAAAATACGCACGTCGTTCGCAGTCGTAATAATAACGCGCGGGAACGTGTTCGCGATTTTAATCAAATATTTACCGTGGTAAAGCGGGATATTCACGGAAACGTTTACGTTAAGTGATACACCGTCGTAATCTATCGCGGGAAGCTCACCGCCGTTGTAGAGGTTTTCACCCTTCTGCTTGATCACTTCCACTGTGTCAAAGATCGAAAGACCCTCGTTGATAAATTCACGCGGGATTTTGACGGAATCCTCGGGAAAGATATAGGCGCGTTTGAAATAGTAATCACCCGCGACGGGCGCACTCTCGGAAGTTCCATAGAAAATGCGGATATAAGCACTTTCGGCGGGCACATTGAACGTATAAACGCCCGTTTTCGGGTTGTCAACGTCCATAAGTCGCTCGATTGTCGTTTCATCATCATTCCAACGGCGATATGTCACCATCAAACGCGGCGCGTTCGTGTCGGTAACAACGAGCATATAGTTACCCGCCTTTTCGATCAAAATTTCGCTGTCGCCAATTTGCGGGAACGGCACACCCGAAGCGGGGTATGAAAATTCAACGTCGTCGTACGGGTAAAGGTTCTTTGCTTGACCAACAAAGATATCGTTGTCAAAGAATCGGTTGATCGCGGCGGCTTTCGCTTTATCACGTACAGCCGCGCCGAGATTCGCAAAATTTTCATTCGGGTCAACGCCTCGACGCGCGTCGATGATCTCAGCGTCAAGCGTCGTGCTTCCTTGCGTTACGCTTCCAAGCAGATTGTCAACGCGGTTTTCAAGGTTTCCGATATGTTTTTCGATAGCCCTGTCAAAGCTTCCGTTGTCAACGTATTCTTTGACCTCATCGGCAACGGTGGCGGGAATTTGCTCGTTTTCCTGTTTGGTCAAACGGTTGTCTTGGTTGGATAACCGTTCTGTCGTGCGTGCTTCCAGTTGGTTGAACGCTTCAACGTTTTCGTTGACCTTTGCGGCGGTTCGCCCTGCAAGCTCCAACGCGGTCAAGGCTTCCTCATCATAGACCGATGTGGGATTTGTCATTGCATAATGGTTCAAAGGTTTTACAGCCATGTTTCAGCCCTCCTTTAATAAATAAGTAAGAAAAGATCACGAAGCGCGCCGATCACCATCATATCGACGTTGATAAACGATTCGCGCAATTCAAGCATATCGTGCGCGTAAGTGTTTACGCCTTGGTTACCTTTACGGGTCAACGTATGCTTGACCGTTCCCGTGTTGGTGGACGTACTCGACGCGGACGTGTCGCCGCTTGACTCGTCGGTTTCGGTGCTTGTCCCGTCCTCCTGTTGACCTCGTTCGTTTGTTTCGGCTTCGGTCAAATAGTTGTCGAGGTTTTCAATTCGACCTTGCGGGGTGTTGCTGAAACGGCGCGTGTTGTCTTCACTCGCGGTTCGCTCATCGGTTCGGGTCGTCGTGCGGTCGGCGTTGGAAGTTGACGAGCTTTCACCCGTTGACGTGTCGTTTGACGTTTGTTCAAACGTTTCGGTGATATCCACGTTGCCGAAAGGGTCGTCAAGTTCGTCCATGACCTTGACGCTCTTGTACATTTGAATGTAATACGGCATGATCTCGCGGATACGCGTGCGGAAATTGTGCTTGAAACGTGCGGGCGTTTCAACGCCGATTTGATGGAACAAATAGTGATCAATCACTTTTTGTTCGAAGGCGCGTTTTTCTTCGCCTTCATAGAATGACGGATAGTCAAAATCCCAAAGGTCGAACGGGTTGCCGTTTTCGTCGGTCATTTTCAACAAGTCGCGCAGCTCGATCGTGACTTTGCTATTGTAATAATTCAACAAATCAAGTCACCTCCCCGTCGGGGTTTTGCACAGGGTTTTCCTCAGCCTGTGGAATCGTACAGCGAAGTTTTACCGACACATTCAAACCAAACATTGCATTGATTTCCTCGCACGCCTTTTCGCGGGCTTCCAGTTGGATTTCTGCAAACGATTGGATCAGCTCGTCGTTTGATTTTGCCTCGTCGGTGATCAAACGTTCTTTCTTGTCAACGGGTGTGTTGTTCACACCCAAGAACGTCAAAAGCTCGTTTTCAACGGTATGCTTGTAGTCTTGCAATTCGTTCCCCAAGAATTTGACTCCCGTTTGAAATACTTGCAAGCTGTCAAGGTTCAAGCCACGGTCGGCATAAATGGCGGGTTCGTTTCCGTCCACCTTTGCGAAAATCTGCTTGAAGGATAAAACGTCCTTGTCGTCGCATGCGAAAATAAACGGGGTCTTGCAAGCCTTGACGTTTACGTCCATAGTCCGTTCGGCTTCCGTCAGTTTGTTCGCATAGAACATAATAAAATTGATCGTCGGGATGCGCAATTTATTATTGGAAATAATGACGCATTTGTCCGAGTCATAATATTTGTGATAATTGAATCCCGTTGCCCACCAACCGAGCGGCTCACCGTACACGTTAAGCTCCGCGCCGTTGTCGGCTTTCAGGCACATATGCGACATTGACGGGTCACGGAAGAAAATTGCTTGACCGTTATTGAAAAGGTATTCTTCAACGTACTTTTCATCAATGCCGTCGGGAAGTCCCGACCATTCAAACATATTAACGGCGATCATCTTGAATTTGTCAAAGATGGTCTTATACGTTAAATCGTTCAAAAGGTCGGTCAATGTTGCGCGTTTGCGTGCCATTGGTTACCTCCGATCATGGTGTGTTTGTAAGATCATAATCGCCGACGTTGGTGTTTTTCCAAAACGTTACGCCCTTGTCAAAAATGGCGTTGATCGTTTTGATGTCCTCCGCGCAAAAATCGCCTGTGATATTCGACCCTATCGTTTTGACGTAGTTGAACGCGGGACGGGAGTTGATGTTCGGGGTTTTGACGCGTCGGCATGCGTACCCGTACATGGTGAAATAATCGTCAATGACGCGGGCGTGTTGCGCGTCAATGGTTTTGTGGTAAAGCGTGAACGTATGGCGACCGTGTGCAAGGTTGAAGGATCCCGAAAACGTGCCGCGCGATTGCGGCGGTTGTACGTCCTTGTCGGCTTTCGCGGCAAGCTGGGACGTGATGTCAGTCACACCCGACGTGATCATACCAACACCCGACGAAACACCCGCAAAGCCAACAGCCCCGCCAAGACCACCCGTCCCACCTGTGGCGGCAACGCCGCCGACGGTGGCGGCAACGCCGCCCACAATTTTCAAAGCCGACGTTGCAAGACTCACGCTTTGCTGATTTTGGTTTTGTGCAAGCCACATTTTATAGGGGTCACTATTCCACGCGCAAAGCGGGAAGCTTCCCAGTGCGAGTGATTCCTCAAAATCCTCAGTCATACCCTTGTAATTTTGGGGAATCAGCTTGACAAGCGCATCGGGTGCAATGTTGCCTTTGATATAGAATTTCGGTGCGCGGTTGGTAAAGTGATGGTATTGGTAAACCGCCGCGCCGCCGTTGTTGTTGTCGCCGTACAAAAAGCAATACGGATACTGGAACAGCTTTTTGTTTTTCGGGGTGTAACCGTCAAGCGTCGTCGGTTGCGCTTCGCACGTGTATTCAAGCGTTTTCAACCCGCTAACCGCCCGCGCAACGTCGGCTTGTTGTCCTGCTTCCGTTAAGGATATCAGCGCGGCGGGGAACATCCATATTGACGACAGCGCGTCGGTTTTGCCCTTCGTATCCAAGAAATTGACCATGTCACCCAAAACCGTAGCATTTGCAAGCGGTGTCGCGGTGATATGAAACATGCTGAACACGTTACCGAAATTTGAAACGTATCGCGTTTCGGTTTCGCCACCACTGGTATAAAACGCGCGAATGTCAAACGTTGCCGCCGTCATGATATACAAATTGGATAGATCAATCGTTTCACGCTTGCGCGGGTACAGGTCGCCAGTTTCAAGACCTTCGTCAATGGTGTTGTCACCTATGTTGTCGGTCGCGCTGTGTTCGCGCTCCACGTAACAAGGGTTCAACGTCCATTCAAACATGTACGTTTGCAGTACGTCCATTTCAAGCGACAATTCAACCGTGCTGTCGTTCAAATATTCAATTTGATTGATAAAATAAAAGTAATATTTGCCGACACCGCCGTTTTGGAAATACAAATACGACCACGCGCGCGCCTCCGCCATCGTCGCCTCGACTTTCAATTTCCATGAACGCCGAATAAACGTATACGCGGCGTATCGTTTCACGACCTTCGTTGAAAAATAAGCGTTTTGCGCTTGAACGTTGGCAAAATAAAGCGTGTGATCGTATCTGTTATTCAACGGAACGCCGCCACAAATATATAACATTGTTGACGGTGTACTCATTGTGTCACCTCATTACGCGGTAACCGTTCCAGTGGTGAAACGTACGGCGGTCTTAAAGGGCGACGCACTCAAAATCTGGTGCACGTGATAGAAGAAGTTCGTGAACAAACCTTGCCCGTTGCGCTGGCTTTCCATGCGGGACAGGGTATCCCACACCTTGAAAAATTCTTCATCCATCAAAATACCGTACGTGTCGGTCAACGTGCCGAAGTCGTCCATGGTGATGATCTCGACGTTTACGTCGGTCTTGCCCATGTTGAACGCCTTTGCAAGAACCTCCACGTCAACTTCGGAAACCACGTCCTTGTTCACCAAAAGAACAAGCTTGTCGGGGTCGGTCCATGTGGTAACACCCGCCTTGTTGTATTTGGTGGACGCAAACGAAACATCGTTGACAGCTTTACGAAGGGTCTTGACAAACGCTTTTGCGGCGGTTTCGGCGGTCGATGCGGTGATTTCGGGTACACCGTAATCAAAGTACCCGTCAAACGTTGCGAGCACGTTCTTCATGTACAACCATTCGTCATGCGCGGCGCGGCTGTAAACGGAGTTGATCTTTGACTTGATAAACTGATCAAGGGACGCTTCCGAACGGAAAACACGGATAAAATCAATGTCACCGATGGAAATGTCGTAGCAATCCTGACGGTTCATGCGATGGTAAACGACCTTCACGTTGTCGTCGTTACGTCGTCCGAGGGGGTTTTTGCCTTCGGGGTCATAAGCGCTTGCCGCCTTGCCCATATCAACAAAAATTTCCTCAACGTCCTGCTGTGTGGTGATCGCGCCACTCTTGAAGCGTGCAAGCTTATTCTTGAAAAGCTTGCTTTCGATGATCGTTTTTCCGATCTTGTTGAACAACGCCGTTGCAAACTCGTTGAACAATACGGAATACGTGTCAAACGCGTTTCCGATTGTAATGATGTTCTGCTGTGTCGCCACGGGTACGCGGTTTTGGTACTCGTCGGACGCATTGTCACGAATGTTGTTCAAGATGTCAATAGAATATCCCATTTATATTTACCTCCTTGTTAAATGGTCAATGTTTTTGCGAAGTCCTCACACGAAACCGTTTCGGGTTCGGGGTCGTCGGTCTTCGGCGGGTTGTGTTGTGCGGACAGTTTCAAGAAATATTCTTGATTGATTGTTCGCACCTTTTCAAGGTCTTTTTGTGTGTCGGTTAGTTGTTTGGAATAATTGTCGCGCTCATTGTGCGCGGTGTTCAATTCCTCTTGCAAGCGTACAATTTCGGCTTGCGCTTCTTCCAGTGTCATGGTTGGCATACCTCCTTTGTAAAATTTACCACTATCATTATATCACAATGTAAATCACATTTACTATATTAAAATAGTAAATTTACAATTTGTTCATACACATTTTTGCAAAAATCGCGGAAAACGTGTTGACAAAACGAAAATTTTGAGTATAATAATAAGTGTGAGTTCACAAACAATTCCAACACTCACAGAAAGAAGGTTGCCACCTATGACAGTTACTGAATTGAGAAACCATGCGGAATATGCCATCTGCATGAAGAAAATCAAAAGTTATTCGAAGGGGTTCAAATTTACGATACCCTATAACCGAATGACAACGGGACAAGCCGCCGCCATGAAAATAATCATGTGTGACGCTGTCGAAGCGGGGTTAGTGAAAAGTGTCGCGATTGGTTTAGCTCTTAACGGTGAGCAAACCGACGAAACCTTCGTCAAGGTTGCGGAGGTGGTCGCATGAGATTGTACGTTAACGAAAACGAGATTGACGCGCTGAAAACGGCGATTATCAACCGCGCTGAACGAATCGAAACACCCTTAACAGAACGTGAAAAATTGACCGCGTTATATCAACGCGTCGAGCTTTGCGAACAATTACAGCACAACGTCAAACGCGCTGGAGGTTCAAACAATGACCTTACGTGACTTGGTTCTTAAAATGGACGCTGACGAAAAATTGATGGTTCGCCGCCTTGGCGAATCCGAAATGATTGAAACGTCGCCCGACGAAATCGTCAATGAACACGAAGCATTACACAACGCGACCGTGTCGCACGTTTGGGTTTCGTATCACCTTTACAACGCTATTATGATAGAGCTTGAATAAGCCCGCAAGACCCGCGCGAAAGCGTGATCGGTGCAAGCCCGATGCCGACGGTTTTCTATCCTTTTTACGTCGGTGGTGCTCATGGGTGAAAGCCCAAAATTATACTTATAGGAGGTTGCCAACTATGAGCAACGAAATGAAAAGTTTGAAATCTTTGAAGGAACGCGCAAAGGCGTTTGACGTACAGCTTCCGTTTATGGACGGACGCGACAAGGGCGAAACCAAAGAGCTTCTTGGACAGGTTTCCACGATTGCCGACTATGGTTTCATCCCCAACGACGTGGGCGAAGCTTACGCGGTGTTTATCACAAAGGAACGTGCGAACAAGTTCTATTTCGGCGGTTCGGTATTGACCGCGCGTTTGCTTGATCTTGAAAACGAGGGTTACCACGACGCGATTGTTGCCGAAGGTCTGCCGATGCTCTTGACCGAAGAAAAAGCGAAGAAATCGAACCGCACATACACCAACGTAAAATTTTATCCTGAGGGTTAACCGATGGGCGACGCGAAAATTTCGCGTCGCGGTGTGTATTATGATCTTACACAATCGCCGTACGGGTATACGAACCCGTACGGCGATTCGTTTAAATTTTCAAGCGAAAAGAAGCTTGAAATATACACCCGCGACATAACCAAAGAGCTAAAGCGCGTTGACGCGTTATTGGAACGGCATGATTTAAAAAAGCACGTTCCCGACGAAATCGTTGATTTGATCAAGCGCGCTGTTTATCGTTCCTTTTATAATCGTGTTGAGAGGTAAAGCATGGCAAATAAAAGACAAGCGAAAAAAGCCGCCAAAAAGGCGGCAAGTTATGAGGGTGGGCAATATCGCGGCGGGCGCGCCAGTGGGCGAAAGAACCTTAAAAAGACCGACGCGGGAAACCTTGTCAATCAGTTCGGCGTTGTGTTCACACCCGCCGAAAAACGCGCCCTTGAAAACGCGGTTAATACCGCGAACCGTAAACGGGCGCGAATGTTAAAAGAAGCCGCAACACTTCCGCGAATGGTCGCGGGTCGGGAAACTGGCGACACAATCGGAAGTCTGCAACTCATGGGAAAAGAATCCGACTTTATTCTAAAACAACGGTCAAAATCGTTGCAACGTTTTGAAAGCCGAGATCAATTTGACAAATACATGTTATCACTAAAGCGCGTCAATTCGCGCGAATACATTGACGACCGTATACGTGCGTATAAGCGAAATTTCATGAAAACCATAGAAAACGTATACGGTGATGAAGCCAAAGACATAGTGATGAAAGTGCGTATGATGAAACCCCGTGATTATATGCGGTTGGTTGAGTCAGACGAAAGTCTTGAAATCGGCGCGGTTATACCGTCCGACGCGAAAGTCCCGAATCGCTTGAACGAGCTTCGACGGTCACTTGGAATGAAGGAAAAGCCCGAATATTTTGATGAAGAATACGACGTATAAGGGGTTGAAAAAAATGGCAATTAAATCCGTCAAGGTTGCCGCGGATTTTGAAACAACAACCGACCCGAACGATTGCCGCGTGTGGGCGGCGTGTGCGGTTGACATTGATTCACTTGAAACGGTGCATATTAGCAATTCAATCGACGCGTTTTTTGAATGGTTGAAAGATAAAAACACGGTGTGTTATTTTCATAATCTAAAATTTGACGGTGAATTTATTTTATCATATTTGTTGCGTAATGGCTACCGATACAGCAACAGCCGCGAACCAAAGACATTTGACACCCTTATCACCGACACGGGTATTTGGTACAGCGTCACGGTCATTTTTGAAAAGAAAAACAAGAAATACAAAAAGGTCGCGTTTTACGACAGCTTGAAAAAGCTCCCGTTCAAGGTTGCTACCATTTCAAAGGCGTTCAACCTTGACGATGAAAAACTTGAAATCGACTATGACGCATACCGCGCACCCGATCACGAATTGACCGACGAAGAACGCCGCTACATTGTGAACGATTGCCGAATCGTTGCCGCCGCGCTGAAAATCCAATTTTCAAAGGGTTTAACCAAAATGACAAACGCGTCCGACGCGTTGAACGGGTACAAAGCGATCATTGACAAAAAGAATTTTGAACGCCTTTTCCCGACGTTCCCCGTTGAACTTGATACAAATATACGACGCGCCTACAAAGGCGGGTTCGTATATCTTAACCCGAAATACACGAACGCGCGCGGGTTACAGGGAATCACACTTGACGTAAATTCGTTGTATCCGTCGGTCATGTATGACAGCTTGCTACCGTATGGATACCCGATATTTTTTGAGGGTAAACCGAACCCCGACGAAAAATATAATTTGTTTGTGGTGCGCGTTCTGGCACGCTTCAAGGTCAAGGAAAATTTTATTCCGACAATACAACTGAAAAACTCAAACCGATTCGTACAAACGGAATATATCACCGATTCGGACGTATACGACGAAAAGGGTATTTTGAACGATGACCCTGTTGAACTTGTATTGACCTCGGTTGATCTTGCTTTATTCCTTGACCACTATGATATTAAATTTATCAAATATTTGGATGGGTTCAAATTCAAGTGTAAAATGGGTCTATTCAAAGATTATATTGATTACTGGGGTAACATCAAAGCAACAACCAAAGGCGCGGAACGTCAGCTTGCAAAACTCATGCTAAACAGTTTATACGGAAAATTTGCCACGAATCCGAAAGCGTCAACAAAATTTTCTGTGGTTGATCGTGACGGGGTTGTGCATCATGTCGCCAATACCGAAGAAAACCGAAAGCTATACCGCGCCGATATTCGTGAAGACGAACTACGCGACCCTGTTTATACGGCTATGGGTGCATTTATCACCGCGTACGCGCGAAATAAGACCATACGAGCCGCGCAAGCTGTCTATGATAGGTTTATCTATGCCGACACGGATTCATTGCATTTGATAGGGTTTGAGATTCCCGACGGCATCGAAGTACACCCGACAAAGCTCGGTGCATGGGCGCACGAAGGAACGTTCACCGACTCAATGTATATACGCGCGAAGACGTACATGGAAACAATCGACGGGGTTGACAAGGTCACTTGTGCGGGTATGCCCGACAGCGTGAAGGTAAAAGTGAATTATGATAACTTTCACGCGGGATCTACGTTCACGGGTAAACTTGTGCCGCGTCGGTGCGTTGGTGGTGTGGTGTTGGTTGATACTACGTTTACGATAAAATAACCCTTGACAAACGTTTGTTATTGTGATATAATATCCCATGTAGTAACTTGGGACATATTTAATAACGGCGACGTACGCGCGGGGTGCTACTCGGAAACGAGCCGCGCGACAACGGGTTGGCAACCTTCGGCGATTAACTTATGTTCCCACGTGAAACCGAACGCGCTCACATCCTCGGATGATGGGC